TACTGTCCACGGTAAAGAAATAGGTAAGAATTTATTTTCCCCTGTTTGAGCCTTTACAAAAGTTTTATGAAACCAGTTACCAGTACCATTAGGAGTTGAAATAGCTATACATTGACCTCCAGTAGCTAACGTTTGTTGTGCCGCAGTAAAAATTTCATCTACTCCATTAATAAACGCTGCTTCATCAAGTACTAATAGGGATACTGCTTCAGAACGACCGGCGTCAGGTGAAGCTGCTACGGCTTTTATCTGAGAGCCGTTAGATAAACGTAGACTTAGTCGGTTATCTTCATCTGCTTTTATCTTTAACCAAGAAGGAAGGTTATTATATGCAAAACGTACTTTAGTAACCATATTCTTTGCAGTTTCCTGCTTAGTAGCTACTACTAAAACGTTTTTATCCCTGTGAAATAACATTAACCATAATGAATATGCCGATACTAATGTGGAAATACCAAGCTGTCTTGACTTGTTAGTAATGTTATATTCATTATTTTTAAAGATATGTAGTACTTTTTCCTGAAAAGGATATAATGCGAATTGAATTCTACCACGTTGAGGATGTTGAATCCAGTAGTATTTTTTCATGAAATAAGCAGGATCTGTCGCACATTTGACAAATTCCTGCTTTATCACTTCTTTAATAGCGAGTTGCTCGGACATAGACTATTTTATTTTACTTAGCTATTAACAGCACAGCTGCACCACCAAGTAGCACATAGTTGGCCATTTTATGAAGTTTATTCTTCAAAAATAACTTTTTATTTTCACTCTTTAACTTTTCGTACTCTTTCTCCCAACCATCTATCTGCGTATCTTTATTAGTAACTAGATTTTTGTAATCAGTTTCTTTTTCTTTATACACATCAATCATCTTATCTTTAATCTGTACTCTACCTTCTAAAATTAGTATAGTACTATCTTTTAATACTATTTCTTTTTTAGCCCCATCATACCTAACTAAATCTACTGCGGTATTTAGTATAACAGGTTCAGCTACTGGTAAAAGATTAGATATAGTATCGCCAGGATATCTCTTATTAAGGTTTGAAACTAAAGCAGAATTGTTAAGTTGTTGAACTTCTTCTACAGCTGTTTCAGTCTTTTCTCTCTCTACTATAATTTCAGACTGTTTATTAGAGTACCTATCTAGAAGCTGCATATCAACAGCATTCATTACGGCTATTGTAGAATCCTTTTTAAGAATACTTAATTGTAATTGTTCGGCAGCTAATTTTAAACTATCTAGTCTAGTTTTAAACTTAGAGTCGTCATATCCACTTCTTTCAAAGAGAGTATATAGTATTCCTACAGCAACTATTATAGCTACAGCAATAATTATAAACTTACCGCTTATTACTAGGTTACGCAACGTTTCCTGTTAGTTTTGAAATAATATTATGAATCGAATCAACTTTATCACTAAAGCTATTAGCTAAAGAATCAAAAGCAGCAACATCTATACCTGCTTCATTTAATTTAGTAACACTTATAGTTCCTTTTCTTGAAGATACAGATTTATTAGCTTCTTTTACCTCGTTAACTAAAGCTCTAATAGCTCCATTTACTTTACTTTCTAAGAGTTGAAATGCTTCTTTATACTTATAGTTTGTTACTTCAGTAGGTTTAGTTTTAAAAGTTACTATAATATGGTTACCTACTTTAATAGATTTGTCTACATCATCATGTAATGTATTTAAATCTTCTAAGATAGAGTAAATAGGCTTTTGCAATTCACTATGCTCTCTTTCTAATTTTTTTAACTCTACGCTAAGTTTTTCTATCTGATCATTCATTTTAGCAAGGTTCATTACTGATTGCCCTAAATCAGATTCCTCGGTTACTTCGATTTCACCTAAGTTTTTTTTTCCTTCGTTAGCATAAGCATCAGTAGCTTGTTGGTCAGCATAAATAGCAGTTTTCCCGTCTTTCATAGGACCATTTATTCCTTTAAATACAGGTAAGCCAATTTTCCAAGAAAAATCAAATATAGGATTATCAGAATGAGTTTCTTCTTGACTTATAATATGGTCTAGCTTATAGCCGAGTTGCTCCATATTTTTAATAAAAGATTGAACATCGGTAGCTCTTGCACCATGTTTTCTCGACTGTAACATAAAGTCAGTAAACTCTCCAACACCTTCATTCATTTCGTCCTCATCGTCGCCGATTTCCATAGTATCTCTATCTAAATCTGCTTGAAGGTTTTTAATCTGTTGTGGGATATTACCAATCATTTGCTTGTATTGGTGAATATCAATTATGCCAGAAGTAAATTTTTGAACTAATTCATCTTTTTTCTTCTTTAACACAGCCAACTTAGATTGTACTCCTCCTACTCTATTAGAAGTTTTATCAGATGAGCCTATTTTTTGATCACCGTCGGGTATTTCCGGATTGTAATCTTCGTTTATAAATTTCTTAGCTCTTTCGGAAAGTTTATCAGTTTGAGTTAAGCGGTTATTCTTTAAGTACTTTATAAAGTCGAACATTTCTTAATTAGTTTTTATTAATAAATATCAAATACTAAGAATGGAAAAGATCAGAAGATAAATTACTTACTTTTGAATCGTTTTTTAACTCTGTCCATCTTTCTTTGCTGTACCTAATTCCGTATATAAAATATTCATCGTCTTTTTTCATTTTTTTTGGATACCTAATAGCAGGTCCTTCAGTCGAATGATACTTATTTTTTCCTTCGTTTACGTATATACAGATTTCTATACCTTCTGGTGTTCTAAATTTTTTTGTCATGTAATAAATGTTTTCTGAAAATAAGAAGATTCTCGTAAAGTTACTACCTACGATTCAGTTTCTTCTTCCTTTTCTGTTTCTGCTGATTTTTCTTCTGCAGGAGCTTCTGGAGCGCTAGTCTCTTCTTTCTCTGGTCCTTTTGTTGTTATTGGTGAACCTGTTTCTAATAACCTTGCAATAGATAAAATTGCTCTCTCTTTTTCCCCTATAGTCAAGAGGTAATAACTCTTTCCTGCTACTCTACACTGATAAGCCTTACCTAAAAAGGTAAGGGTAAACGTTTGACCGTTATGTAAAACTATTTTAAAAGTAGTTGGTTTCGGTGCTACAATATAAATTCCTGTTACATAATCTTTAAAATGCTTAGTCATAAGCATAGTTAAGGTTTCAGTCAAACTAGGATACTTTTTTAGAATATAGTTAATAGGGTCTTCTTCGAATTTAACTTTTTCGACGTCTTCAGGAGTTGTAAATTCTAGCTTATCTACAGTTACTTCTTCTTCTTCTTTAAGAATACCTAGTATTACCTCTTCGATTAGACCCTTAATATATTTTCTATTAACCATTTCTATTTAGTTATAATTCTGTTCTTCTCCTCCTGCCTGCATTCCAGCAATATACTCTGAAACACTATGCATGTAATCTGCTGCTAAAGTAATATAAGAAGAAACCCACCCTGGTAGATTATCTCCATCTTTAATTGCTTTATGGATTTCAGAAGCGTTTTTCATCATATCTAAAATCTCAGATTTAGCCATAGATGCTTCATGATCTCCAGATCTATTCCAATCAGTAGCTTGTTGCCCTTGATCATATCCCTCGTTTTCGTTTACTTTTGCATCACTTTTTTCTGCTCTAACATGAGGTTTCGTACTCTTAATGTTACGGGTCTTGGATTCTGTAGGCTTATTACCTTCCTTGTCCATTTTCTTCCCAGCACGGATTCTAGATCCTTTATACTCCTCTTCGGGACTCTCGATCTTACCGTCTTTGTCGTAGTCTTTATCAGCTTTCTTTTTGGCTTCATCTATAGTTTCGTTAAATAATGCTACAAGAGATAATTTAGATGTTTTCATTTTTTATCAGTTTAAAGTTACTCTGTTGGTAAATATGTAATACTATAACTAGGCCAAGGATTATCGTAATTAACATCGAATACAACCGTTTGAGGAATAGTTACAACAGTATCAAGTCCTAAACTAGCTATATCATATGTCTTATGGTAATGTTCGTTGTGCCAATGTAAAGCAGCACCGTCTGAGTAATCACATTCAGCTCTAAAAGTTATAGTACTAAAGGTATAAGTAACGTAAAGTACAGGTGTATCTGAACAAGTATACTTACTGCTGTAGAAATCTACTGCGTAATGTTTACCTGCGATACCTTGGAAAGTTAAATCATAAGATGAAGCCTCTTTAGAAACTTCTTCGCTTACGTTTGTATCTTCTTCAGAATATACTTGTTCGTAATTAGCACTTACGTTAGCTTCTTTATAAGAAGCGTCAGCAGATACATCGAAGTTAGTAGAGTTAGTTACCGTTGTTTTATTAGCATATACGTTCTTATCAAACTTAATTATAGTTTCCTTCCAAGTCTCTCCTTCTACTATCTCTATATGGCTAGGTGCATTTTGAGGTGGTGCCTTAGCAACTGTAGTATGAGAATTTAAATAATCCTGAGATACTGAGCTTAGGTTATTTGATGAATAGGTCAGGCTAAATCCATCAGGGTCTGAATCCGTTACGTGAGTCTTAGTTCCTCCTTTGCCGCTATTACATACGTCTTTCTGCTTATTTTGTTCGATACATTTTTGATAAATGTAATCTCCGTATTCTTGAATACTGTTAAATGATAATGCCATATTAATATTATGCTAGAAGTTTATAATACTCTTTAAAATGTTTTATTCTATCTGGTAGTCCAATTGTTCCACCGTTTACTCTTTTTGTAACCGAAGTAACCGTCGCATCGTCAGCACCTTTGTCTGCAATTGCATTCAAACCA